TAATCGTACGGTAAAATATTCGTACTGAAAAAGTCTCGGGTATGCGGTAGTAGCTCGTTTGTCGTAATATCAAGGATACCGTTCTGTAACAGAATAAGCCCCGTACTGTCACGACCGGCGTATTCACCAGGTTTAACTGGACGATTGCTCAACGCTTTAACGAGGCTTAACGCGCCGTTAATATCTGAATCGCTCGGTGTCGCGTTAGCCATGGCGAAAGTTAAGCCTGTTTTCATATCTTGCGCGGTTGTCACAACGTAGCTCTTACCGTCGAAGTAGTAAAAGTCTTCTTTATGTACGACGAGGGTTTTCGCTGGATAGTTCTCTTGAAGGAATCTAGTGCTGTTTTCCGTATGGTTCTTGGTATACCCACACCCAACGGTTATATCGAACGGGTTAATACCTGTCACATGTGACGACGCTGCAGGTGTTGTAACGACGGCTGGTTGCGGTGCGTCAGGTGCCACGGGCTGTGGTGCGTCTGGTACAGGAGCACTCGCGGACATACCTAGCGACTGAAACGCGCCTAGAGGGTTGTCGCTTCCTTGAGGGCTTGCGGCATAGCGGTACGCGTTAGCCACGGGTACGGCCAGTTCGTCAGCGTCCCACGGCGGCGCGCATCGCGGGTTAAAGTGCTCGAGCATGAGTTCAAGCGTTTTACCCTCAGACAGACCCAAGTCGCGACAACGTGCCGCCGCTGTGAATGCGTGATGGTTCCCCGAATCGCCCTCGATGCTTGGTGTACATTTCGTAAGGTGCTGAACGCCGCGATCGATAGCGAACACGTCGTCCGATTCGATAAGCGTCTCGCCACGCGGTCCAGACGTCACAGCGTCGTGTGATACTTCAGGCAGTCCCGTCGCCACAACGTCAAGCGCGTATCGAGGATGGTCACCACGATAAATCACGTTATACATTTCGGGCGCGTTAAGGTCTTTCAAGTGAAAGAAATCCGGTAGACGCATCACACGCGAGGGGTTATGGATACGTGGGTCTGAGTTGTACTGAGCAATAAGACGCTTACATGTGCGTGACCACTCGTGCAGGTCGGTCGTCGTTTCTAGTAACCAGTAGGCGTGATAGTTTCCCGTCTCACCCTTGCGTGTGATGATGTGCGGTACGACGTGCCACTCGGATGGTAAACCCACATCACCGTCAAGGTCGATCATAATTGCTGTAGCGTGTGTGATCGTGTTGTCTTCGTTGCCGCCATGGTTCACCACGAAGTAAACGCCGTACCCCTGCTGGTTGTACGCAGACAGTTCAGCCGCTACGGTATTAAAGTCGCCTTGAAATTTACGGGCGAGCTTAGGGTCGCGAATGGAATCGTGAAACACCCGAAAGTGTCCCGAGGGAGAGCCCCACACGTCGGTGAGTAGTTGAAGCGCTTGATTCATTACCGACGCTCCTTATATGAGGCCATGCACGCAAGTAAATCACCTACAAGCGCACGTAGGTCGCCCGACATATAGCGACACGCTGAAGCGATTGCAGAGTACATGTTACCGACTTTGCGGACACGTTCAGTACGTGTGATAGGTTTTACAGGTGAGTGGTTACCTCTTTGATCGAGTATTTCCCCGTGACGCTTCACGATGAAGCCGAGGTGTGAGAATTGAATGGTGATCCCGTCTTTTTTACGTAAGACGTGTAAGAACTGTTTAAGTTCCATGACTATCGCTCCTGTTAGGGTTTATCCCTGTAACTATTAGGTGGATGATGTTAGCGCATCGCGCGGGTTATTGTCTAGCGGTGGTAAGTGGTAAGTGGTGCCTCGTACGGTTAAACGGGCGACGGTGTGCCGCCCTGTGATGTGATGTAATACTAGTCGGTTTAATCTAATATTACAAGTAGGTTTTACGCCAGTATTACGAAACCTTGAAAGTCGTCACGCTCTCTAGTGAACTGTTCGCGCTTCCGGTTCTCATAAGTCGCACACTCTTTCCAGTCTGAACCAACTTTGCATTTACCCAAGCCGATAACAGTGTATTCCGTACGTGTTTTTATGTGCTTGATACGGCTCCCTAACTTCAAACGCATGTTTTACGCTCCCGACGCTAAAGCGCGTCGAATTTTGTGATACGTCGCCCAACTTGGCGCGCGTCCCTGTGAAATGTACTGTTTAAGTGTGCGACTACCCGTAAACCCGCTCAGTGCGTGGATGTGTTCTAGCCCGTACTTTTCGACCCATGCTTTGAGGTCGTGCAATCGTGTATCTTCTCGCATGTTTAATGCCTCTATAGTCTAATAATACGAGCTAGTGTAACATTATTCGGCGCGGCGTACACGCTTAATCTTCGGTCTGTCACTGACTCGCGGGACTTGCCAATGGTCTAAAAACGATGTGTATACGTTAGGATTACGGCAGAAAAACCCGATACCTCCCGCAGCACGTACCGCGTTAATAAAGCGTAACTGGCCACGCTCGCGCTGTTTGTCCTTACCTGGCGACCAGTCGACACGCTTCACCTCGACCGCCGTGAAGACCATCAAACGCTTACCAACCATGGAAGGCGTGACGACGATCGGAGTACCGCCGATAAGGTCGGACGATTTAAAACGTTGGTTAAGTTTCTTCGACTCGTTGCACAGGCCGTAACGTAGCTGACCGCCTCCGTGCGTTTCAGTCGCGCCGACGTTGTTACGCCACAAATACGTATGCTCTCGTGACGACGCCACGACGCGCAGCGTGTTCTGTACCCATGTCTCGCTGTTCTTCTCAAAGTCGCCCAGCGCGGACGACCCGAGCGGAGCGGTTAGGATACTGTACAGGCTAAACAAAGCGTCGGGGCCGATATTAAAACGCTCGGCCCACTCGGTTAGCTCGTCAGGTAAGTGTTCTGTGTGCGGTGTGGTCATACGGTGCGCTCCTGTTCGATGCGGTTATGTGTGTAACGGCTTACGTATAACACCCTTTTGCGGCGGGAGTATCCTGCTTTCATGGTTCCGGTCCATTTAGGACTGTTTTTCTTTTTCGGGAAGTAATACAGTTCTGTCATGGTGTTCACCCTATATAGTGTTGCGGTTTCCCGCGTCGTGGAATGTTTAAAGCTTGGTACGCGTCGTATATTGCCGAAACCTTACGGCGTGCTTTGCGTGCGTACCATGTTACGTGTTTGTGTGGTTGCGTTATGATCAAAAGCTTAATCTCGTCGGGTGTCATGCGGTGGTTGGAACACCTAACGCACTGTGAACTGTTAGTGTATTTTTCCTTGGTATCGCATACCGCGCACCTTTTACCGTGATAGGACTTTTCGCCTAGTTCAACCGCTAATTTCTTCGCACTAGGTTTACGTTCTTTTTTACGACGTTCTTTTTTACGTAACGATTCACAGTCCATGCACACACCGTTCCTCACGCGTCGTAGTGATGTGTGACCACGTTTACAGGGGGTCGTAGATTGATAGTAGAGCAATCCCAGCCCGGACGCGTCTTTAGCATTAGTCGGTATCCCTTCGAACATGAAATTAATCTCGTTATTTACTTGACTGTTTCTATTATTACACGGTATATTTTCACCTGTCAACAAAACTAGGAGTACGTCATGACATTTAAAATGACTATCAGCGCCGACAAACTGCGCTCAAAACCGCAATGGAAATCAGAGCAACAATTTATTAATGAAGCGTTGTACTGTGCGGGTCTCCCGTTCCATCAAGCCGACCTGACCAACTTGTATTATGGTATGCAGTACAAAGGCAGCGAACCGGCACCCGTTCAGACGCGCAACCCTAACGGGTCGGTAACTGTTACGTGGTCGGGCGAAGTCGGAGAGCCTCGACGCCTTGACGCACCGAAAAAGCGCAAGATTAAAGTCAATCCATGGATGGGGGCCTGATTATATGACCGATTTTTACAGAGCGGTAACGCTCGACGGCGACACGATCGTCATTCAGGCCGACAGTGTCGAAGCGGTGCGCGACGAATACATGTGGGTCGACTCTTCACCGCTAGACCTTAAACCCGCGCAGTACACCGACACGCGTCTGGTACAGCTTGGCGACATTGTGTGCTGTGGTGGTGACGAGTTCTGCGTCGAATACCTGCGACCATGTATGGACGACTACCTGTTCGGCCAGCTTAAAGGCGGATCGGGTCCGTGGTACTCCGTGGAGTATGCCGTATTACTAGGTCGTGCGGGCGGTAAGTAATGCCCCGAGTACCATACCTAAACAGGCGTTATCGAGCGTACCGTGCGTTACTAACTGCTACGGTACGCAACGCCACATTACCGCCGTGTGACCATGACGAGGATTGCGCTGATCACGGTATCAACGCACGTCACGTCGAACCGCACTTACCACAGTTTGACTGGAAGCAAATTAAGTACCTGCTAAACTGTCTAGTAGACGACGGCTTGGCATTTAAGACAGTAGGACGCCGAGGAATACGCGTTAAGTATTGGCCCGTCGGCGGCCTCGAATTATTGATAAAACAGGAGCGAATGAGAAATGGCAGAAGCGAACACCCTAGACCTTAGAGGTCACGAACAAGTTTGTAACAGAAAGCAAGCGGAAGAATACGCCGCGTTTAAAGGGTACTCTATGATGTTTTTCGGGTACTCGGAAGAACCGCAAGACGTATCACCCGATTGTTATCTCCACGAGGGTTTTAAAGTTAACCCGCTACTGACTAAAGAGGAAGTCGACCTGTTGAAAGGTAGAATGGATTGTCGCGACTGTGACGGTAGCGGGGTCTTCTATCAGATAGAGGGCACCCCGTGTGCGTGCATTACCAATGACTAAACGTCATTACTTCCTAGTAGTCGTAGCGTGGCTTTTAATATTCCACGCTACGGGCATTATACCGCTATAAGGAGCGAAACCGATGGAAACATTAGAACAGAAACTGCAAGAACTGATATTGGCCGAGTTGGTGCAGCACGAGCAGACACTAGAAGCCCAACGACAAGGGGTATGCCTTGAACTTGACAGTTATAAGGCTGCGCTAGAATGTGCTGAAGCGGTACGTACTGCAATATCTAATCTAACTTAACACCTCCTACCGCGGAATAACCCCACCATGCTATAAGGAGCGAAACCGATGGAAAAGAACGTTAAAGAAGCATACGAACTGTTAGGGTTCACGCATGAAAAACCTAATCGGAGCGGTGCGTACCTATGCGTATGTATGGAGTCCGATTATCAACCATACCAAGTGACCGTCTGTATGGGTTCTGGATTAGTAAAAGACTCGCATTTAGGTGCTACAGATTTAAACGCGTATCACGACAACCTCGTTGACTTGATGTACAAACGTATCAGCGACTAACCCCGCAAACACCACCGTGCTATAATAGCCGCATTACCCTTTACTGAGTGTGCGGCTATGTCAGATCCATACCCTGCCTTTATTGATAAATATCAACCGAAAATACGCGACGCTATTCTCAAAGTATGGGAAGAGTTGCGCAAATCCGTATCGTACAAAGAACTAGAGACCGCGCTCGTCACTCGTGGCGTTAACGGTATGATGGAATACTTAGACGACTTGGAACCGATCACCCGTGCGTTACTCATGCCCGAGCTACAGCAAGCTATGGACGAGTCAGGGCGGCTAGTCGTGGAAATCCTACCGACAGGGTCGATCACGATTCCAGGTTATACGCCGTCGGTACAGTTTACGAACCCGTATACGGTGCAAGCTGTGCAAGAGTATTCATTCAACCTGATCCGAGACCTAAGCAACGAGACGCGCGAAGCGGTGCGCCTAGCCGTTACGACTGCCGTTTCGCAAGGACGACCACCCGCAGCAATCGCACGGGACTATAAGCAGACGATAGGCCTAACGGTTAAGCAAGAGCAAAGCGTGCAGAATTACCGCCGATACTTGGAAACCTTAGACCGTCAAGCCTTGCAGCGTCAGTCGCGTGACAAGCGTTCGGATCGCACCGTAGAGCGTGCCATACGCGACGAAAAGCCGTTACCTAAAGCAACTATCGATAAACTGGTCGCAGCGTTTAGGCGTAATCGTGAGGCCGAGCGTAGCCTAACGATCGCCCGTACGGAATCCATGTCCGCTATGGACTTAGGGCAAGATTTAGCGTTGGAACAGTCTCGGGGCGACGGTGCGCTGGTTAACAACCTGATACAGTTCTGGAACGTAACCAAGGACGGAAGGCAACGAGACGCACACGACGTGGTGCCGTCGATGAATAGTAACGGCGTACCATATGGCGGGTATTTCCAGACACCGCTCGGACCGCTCCGATATCCTAGAGATCGCAAATACGGTACGGCGGCCAATGTGATCAATTGTCGCTGTCGTCGTAGTTTTAAGCGTGGTTAGGGCTACACACGGTAACACATAGACCGCTCAGAGTAACACTCGGTAACACATAAGCATTACGATACGACGTACAGAGTTACACACAGTAACACCGGGTAACACTCGTAAAATTACCGCAAAACCCTTACGACACGGGGCTTACCTTACGGAGTTACACAGTTACACTACTATTAAAGATTATTAGAAAGAATGTATAAAAGAATAAGAAAATATATAAATTAAAATATAGGCTCTATAAGGAGTTTACTGTTACTACCGCAACGATGAGGATTAAACATGGCTAAGTCATACAAGCCGACTAAGGGTATGGTCGCAGCAGCGAAGCGCGGACTAAAAGCTCGAGAGGACGCCGGTGGGAAAGGCGGACTCGATACCAAGCAAGCGGGAAAAGCGGGGATCGGCTCGGGTGTTGCGCGTGCTCGCGATATCGCAGCGGGCAAATCTCTGTCACTGGAAACCGTCAAGCAAATGGGCCGATGGTACTCACGACATAAGAAAAACTACACGCCAGGTGATGCAACCGACAAAGGTACGATCAGTCATTGGCTCTGGGGCTTTCCCGCTGCGCTCGGCTGGGTGCGTGACATATTGCGTCGCGAGGGTGTAGAATACAAGCTAGTCAAGCAACTGGACGAAATGATGAAACCAAAAAAAGGCGATAAGTTCAGCGTCGAGAACGACTGGACCGGTACAGCTACGAACGGACCGTGGAGTGCGGATATCGTGAAGTACGAAGAGTCTGGCAATACTGCAAAGGTTCTTACGACCTACGACGACGTAGAATATGAGTTCCCCGTCGAATCTATTACTAAGAACGAAACCACGGGTGTTTGGATTGCGGATGCGTCTGTGATTAACAAACATGTTGAACACCAGTATAAAATTTCCAAAGTCGATCAGGGTTTAGGCCTTGTCTTCGGTTGGGGACAAGTGACAAAAGAGCGAACCGAGAAAGGGCTTGAAGATTTTTACGACAGTGATAACGATTGTTTCGCCGAGGAAGGCCTAGTCGAAGCATGGGACGGTCTCATGTCGGAAGGTCGCGTACTCAAGGCGAACCACTGCGGCGATCAGATCGGCGACGTTGTATTTTGTTTCCCATTTACGGAGCAGATCGCGAAGTCGTTAGGCTTTGACGTCGATACGATCCCGCGTACCGGGACGCTCGTCGGGGTACGCCCACAGCCTGACATTTTTGCTAAATACGAGTCGGGCGAGTGGGATTCCTTCTCGGTCGGTGGTGACATCATCGATATGGAGGAACCCGAATAATGCGATTCGATGGTAAAACAACAAAGCGCCGTATCACTAAGTGGGAGCTTAACGAGCTATCCAGTGTGAAGTCTGGCGCACAAGCTCCGGCGAAAGCTACGATCTTGAAAATCAGCGCAAACGATAAGCGTGAAATGCTTTGCGCTGTGCTACGTGAAAAGTACGGGAAGAGTGGCGGGTCTACCACGCCGTGCGACGTTTGGGTACACGACTACGACGAGCAGTACGTGTGTTACTGGCTGGATAGTAAAACCTTCGTCGACGGTTACGGCCTGGTAGGTGGTAGTATTGAGCTCGAAGGTAAACCTGTCGAAGTACGTCGAAGCGAATACTACGAGTCGAACGACGGGACCAAGTTCTTTAAGTCCTCGGAGCACGTCGTTACGAGTATCGGCGGCGCTCTAACCGAAGCAGGTTTCACGCCTGACGAGACGGCAGTCGTTAAGACCGCAATCGACCCGACGGGTGACGTACCGGCGCAAATCGCCGCGCTCGCTGTGTCGTTCGGCAAAAATACTAGCCAAGAAGCGCAGGACGGTGGTAATATTGACCCGATTGTGAAACTCAACGGAGACACTGACATGTCAGACACACAAACACCTGAGCAAATTCAGAAAGACCTGGACGCGGCTAACGCTCGTGTTGCTGATCTTGAAGTGCTCGCGAAAATGTCGGACGGCGAAAAATCTTACATGAGTAAGATGTCGGAAGACGAGCAGAAAAAATTCAAAGGTATGACACCTGAAGAACGTAAGAAAGCGATGGGCGTTGCGAAAGCAGCCGACGAAACTTTTACGGACACTATGGGTCAGACCATTGCTAAATCTGAAGTAGGCGAAGCGGCGTTCGTGGTTATGAAAAACCAAAACGAACAAATCGCTAAGATGCAAGAAGACACAGCACAACGTGAAGCGTTAGAGCTCGTGAAAACTCTTTGCCCTAACCTACCAGGTGAAGCGAACGCTATGGCTGGCGCAATTCGTAAATGTCGGGCGTCACTGTCTGCGGACGAGTTTAGCGTACTGGAAAAAGCGCTTAAAGCTGGCGACAATGCAATGCAAGCGCGCACAGTAGCGAAAGCACACGATAAGCCTGTCGGTAGTGACGACGCTCAGAAAGCTTTCAACGACGGGATCGCTAAGATTCAGTCGGATAAGCAAATCACCAAGTCAGCAGCAATGCAGACCCCTGAAGGTCTGGAACTAGCTAAAACGCTCCGTGCTGCACAAAAAGAGGACGCTGAATAATGTCTGCTTCATACTACACATACACAAAGTCGATCGCTCTTGAAGCTCACGCAGCTCAAGAAGACGGTCTTGGCGTAGTGCTTGGCGCGGATAGCGCACACTACATGGCGAAGTCTGCGGCACCTTCAGCGGGCGGTACGGTAGCATACATCACGTCTAAAACCGCAGCGGCGGCAGGTGATCAGCTAGACGTGGCAGTCGTTGGCCTTGGTGAAGTAGTTCAACTACGCGCCGATGGTGCGATCGATCACGGTGAAAAGGTAATGGTTAAAACCAACGGCCGTTTCATCAAAGCGACGTCAGGTAACACAGCGCAATACGAAGCAGTTCAAGCGGCCGAATCTGGCAGCGTGTTCTCAGCCGTTCGTATTGAATCAGTAACGGTATAACGGAGTAAGTAGATATGCCTATTAATCAATCGTACCGTGACGTACATGTAGACACGCTACTGTCGAACTTCTCTGTAGCGTTATGGCAAGATACGTCGGTATTTGTTGGTACTCGTTTCTTCGGCGTTCAGAACGTATCGAAAGCAAGCGACTTGTACAAAGTATTCCCGCAAGGTTTCTTTAACCGTGCGGTTAAGTCTCGCCGTGCTGAAGAAGGCGTCGCGAATAGCATCGGTTACAAAACGAAAGAAGAATCGTACTCGTGTCAAGACGACGCGCTGCGTATCTTCGTTTCAGACCGTAAGCGTGCGAACACTGATCAGCAAGAGCAGCTAGACCAGGCGTCGACGACTGTTGTAACTGAATCAATTCTTATCGGTAAAGAGCAAGAGTTCGTAGAGAAATTCTTGACAGCGGGTAAGTGGGCGAAAGATTACCAAGTTGGTACGGATGCCATGCCGGCTTCTGCGACTAAGAACTGGTCAGACCCTACAGCGGAAATCGAAGCCGACGTCGTCATGCTGGCGGAAGAGTTCGTACTGCAGTCAGGTGGTCGCAAACCTAACAAGATCCTAATGACGCTTGACGTGTACAACATTGTACGCCTTCACCCGTCTATCAAAGAGCTTGTAAGCGGTGGTTCAACGACTGCAATGCCTGCGAAAGTGATGAAACAGAAACTAGCTGAACTGTTCGAAGTTGACGAAGTTGTGGTAATGCAATCAATCGTTAACCTTGCGAACGACGAAGTGACGGACAGCTCAGGTAATCCGACAGCGAATAACCAGTTTATCGCGTCCGGTAAGTTCCTTATGGTTTACGTAGACGGTGCGGGCGGTCTTATGGCTCCAACGGCAGCGGCGACGTTCGTACATAGCGAATACATCCCTATGGGTGTGGACAACGGTCCGGCAATTCGTCGTTACCGTGGTGAAGCTGGCCAGAAAGGTGAGTACATCGAAGCTGAAATGTCTATCGACCAGAAGCTTGTCGCACCAGATTTAGGTCTGTTCTTGTACGACATTGCTTAACGGTCTACGGACTTGAAGAACGCCCTGCTTATGCGGGGCGTTTTTATTTGTAACGGGCTAGTGTTATACTAGTCGTACATACCATAGGAGCATGAACCCCATGACACGAGTTAAATTAATCGATTCTGCTAAACCACATTGGGCATCACGTCGTTTTAAGATGGACGGCGTAGAGTACAAGCAGGACGAAAAAGTAGACCTTACCAAGTTAGAAGAACGCATCGTAAAGCGTTTAATTAAATTCCGCTATGTAACACCGATCGCCCCTAAAGGCGCAGTGAAGTCGGAACCCGTAGCGGAACCCGTAGCGGAACCCGTAGCGGAACCCGTAGCGGAACCCGTAGCGGTGACCGATACGAACGAGCTTGCTGGTAAGCTGAAATCGGTAGGCGGTGGCCAGTACGAAGTGCAAGACGCAGACGGTAAGAACCTGCTACCTGCTCGCGTGAAAGGTAAAGACATGGCGCGTATGGCGGCGGAGCAGATGGGTATTAAAATCGTAGAGTAGTAAACGCTGAACCCGTGTAGTAGAATGAGAGCGTAGCAATAGTGCTGCGCTTTTTTTT